TTTCACCTGTTTCCGGGTCAGTGGTAGTGCTCACTGTACTGGTGCGTTTTAGGTTGCTGTAGATGCCTCCGCCCTGTGCTTGCGGTTTGTTACCACCATTATATCCACCACCATTACCATATTCTTCATCCTCACCTAGATCACTGATACGCAGGGTATCTACATTAAACTCTAGATCGACCTTCTGTCCAACACCGCTTGAACTACGTGTCTTCATAAACTGGATTTGATAGCGTCCACGTTCTTTCATAGCCCGGCTGGTAAAGATACCGATCACGTTATCTGCTGTCATAATTTTGGATAAACCGCCCGAAATATGACTGTGATCAAACTCAATTTCTTCAACTGCTGAACGGTTTAACTGACTCGCTGTAACTGTAATACACTGAGTTTCCATAGCCAAATTACGGATCTCTTCTGACACATATTTGTCTTTTACGAACAGATCGCTGGGCGATACCTTCACTGATAAAGGCATCATCAAATCGAGGTAATCTATTAAAATAACATCTGGTTTTACGCCTTTTTTGACCTGATATTCCTTCAAATAGGCTCGAATATCGTTACAATTTTTCCCCGAAGGCATATACTTAACTTGTAGGTTTCCTGCCTTTTTACCCAGCATTTTAACCTTCAATTCCACATCATCGATGTTCTTAAAGATCTCGCGAGTTGTGATTCCAGTCATCATACTATCCAAACGCATACTGACTAAACCCTCGCTAAGTTCGAATGTTAGGTACAATACGTTGAGTCCTTGCTGTGCCCAGTTCACACCCAAGTTAGCCAGGAACAAACTTTTACCACCGCCAGATCCTGCACAGAAGATGTTCAACTCACCGCGGTTAAATCCGCCATAAAGTTTCTTATCAATGCTGGGCCAGCCAGTGCTAATCTGTCCGTTACCATCTTTAAGTTTGCTTAGACGTGCTCGAGGATCTTCAAAGTAATCAGTACCCATATCCTTGTTTAGGCTGATCTGAATAGCGTCTTTGATCAACTTCTCAACTGGACCGTAGTCACCTGCATCCAGTAAATCGCTACTAGCAATAATTGCTCGCTCTAGTCCTTTATGTCGACTAAAATTTTCAAATTCGGTCATTAACCAGTCATAGTTTTCTCTGGGTAATGCCACAGGGTTATACTGACTTCTTGTCTGTGCATTAACAATACTGGCTTCGGGCATTACTTTATATTCGTCTACATATTCCGTGATAAACTTAGCACTATCTTGTAGACGTTGATCAAAGTTCTCAGGATCAAAAATGTTTTGACAGCGTACAAATGTTTCTGCATCGCTTAAAAACATTTCAATGTACAATTTCTGTACTTCAAAATCATAATTGGGTTTAGGGTTTTTTTCTTTATTCATCTAGGCTCTCTAATTTTTTCTTCAGTAGATTTATTTTTATCTCTCCGCTTACCCTGTAGTGTAAGATTGTGGTTAGCACATACAGTCTACCATATTTCTTTACAGCATCGGCTACGTCCTTGACATCATCGCCCCATGGCGGTAAACTGGCTGACCAGTTATTTTTAACAGCGTGTTTCAACATCTTAGCGCCCGGTCCATCTCGATCGGGTACACAAATGACTTCCTTGCCCAAAGCATTTAATCTAGCAACTTGAGCATCGTTAGGTTCGTTAGTCATAATGGCAACACCATCTATTGCGATAGCATCAAACTGCCCTTCTAAGGCAATAACGTATTGTCTATCACGGTGCTGCCTGTCTAGGTTAAACACATATCCGCTTTGGCTTTCTGTGAGATACTTAGGTTTACCGTCTGTAATTTTACGCCCAGTATATCCAACAATCTTGCCATCTTGATAGAAAGGGATTAGCAGTCTGTCTTTGTATCCGGGTGCAGGCGACCACATCCAATCATACCAGTCAATGTCCATGCCCCTACTTAGAATGTATTCAATCATAGGAGTAACATCTTCACCCTCAGCAATCCACTGAGTGAGTAATTTGCTGTCTTCGGGTAGTGGTATTTCGTTTAGAGTAAAGTTTAAAACTTTTTCCGCACGTGGCATATTCTCTTGTTGTTTGAGTGCAACAAGACCTAATTTGCCAATATCCAAATCACTTAGTCCTAACCAGCGGAACAGTGACTTGGTGTTGCCACTGAGTAGTTTGCCCGGAGTCCACCCTGCTTTGAATCCGCAGTTGAAGCAATGATATGTCCAACCGTCTCCGTCTGTTTTGATCCCACCACGCTTACGCGAGTCTGGTTTCTCACCTCTATGGTGGCAACAAACTCCGTTAAAACTTACCCAACCTCCTGAAGTATTCTTTCGATTAGGTGGTAAGAGTGCTAATAGTGTAGACTGTATTTCATTCACACTACGAGTTTAACTTCTATATAGGATTTTGTCAAAAGTTCCGGCGTAATTAGTATCGCGGTTATTACTGTTGTAAGGTGCCTTAGCAGGCTGGTATGTGATTCGAACGTATGAAAATAGTCCGTTAAAGTTTTCGTAATCTATTCCGGTAAATCCATCATAGGTCTTTGTTGCTATGGTAACATAACGATTGAATGTTGCAGGTGAGTTGTAAAGAGTACCTTCAACTAGTACAGTACCTTTAAAATTAGTCATGTACATGGCTACGGTATGTAATGCAGAGTTGCTGTTATATTCTGGGTATGCGTAAATGTTACCACTTTTATACTGATATAGGAAGATTGAATCATCGTATACTTCTAAGAAATCAGTAACCTCTTGACTAGGTTGTAGTACTGGATAGATGTCTTGTAACAAATGGATTCGACCAGCCACTCCGTAATAGGTATCAGCGTATGCTGATAGATATGTTCCGTCTGCATCTTGATACTTTATAGAAAATTGATATGTACTAACATCCAAGTCAATAGTATCGCTTTCCGTAAAAACCATTTCACCAACTCCACGCAAAGCAAAGGTAGTACCGTCATCTAAGATTGTAATATCTTTCTCAAGGAGTAGTCGCTGGTTAACAGCATCGAACATTGAAAATACAAATGTTCCAGTTGTGGGTATACGTTTTTGGTCGCTGTTCTTAAACTGAATGCGAACCTTGTTTTTGATGCCCTTTTGTATTTTTAGATCGTGTTGATACATAACGCGGTTGACTCCCTGAATAGTAGGATCCAAATCTAGTATAACGTCGAGTGTATTTGGATATAAATAGATTGGTAAATTTTGCATATATGTATTTATTTTAAATGACAACTCCATTAACCTTCCAATCTAATTATCCCTTTGTTTCTTGCGTTAAATCTAACGACACGGAGTATGTAGGCATTGTTATCAACTTTGATAATTTTGTAACAAGCATATATGACATAACTGCTATCAAAACAGAAGATGAACGCAAGATCTTCTTAGAAATGGGCGAAATTTGGTGGTGGGAGTCAAACAGAAAGATACCAATTAACATCTTTCTAAAAAAAGAAATGCAGTTGTTTAGATATGCAATAAAAACATTTAACAGCAAGGACATAGAATTAGTATTTGGTCCATCTGTTAATCTAAGTGAAATTGCAGAAAAGCGCATCAAACGCAAATCAATACAACTAGTCCGGAACCCACGGTCTATCCGGTAAGTTGCTCACAAATTAAATTCATCTGCACAACAATCGCAGCCGCATAGGCAACCGCATGTGCTTTCTTAAAAAAATACTCATCGCTTTCTGGTTTCAGCCAAACTTCTTTCTTCACGAGCGACCAATCGCTTCCAATCAGATATCGTTTCGCTGGGCGAATTACTGCCAGCACAGCGGCTAACTCCTCGATACTCTTTGGTTTCATTTGACGTAATATAGCACCATGTCCGTTCACATGAAACAGGTTGTTCGTAAACTCGTCTTCCAGCAATAGATCCCATAGCGGTTCCTTGTTAAGTAGTTTAGATAAATGTTCCTCACTTTGGACATCTTTGTAGATACCAACGTTTAAAAAATCTATCTTGAAGTACCCTCGTTTTTCCGCTTCCTTGTATTCTATGCTCGCACAACCAGTTAGAGGATTAATAGGGATACTACTACTATAAACGCCTGTGTTGTGTTTACGGCTGACACCTTTTTCAGAAATAGTTGCCGGAACATGTTTTATAATGTCCAAAATTTTATTTCTGTCAGCAAAGTCAATATCAATATCCGGCATGTCGAATCTCGTCGTATGATGGTGCATAGTTTCCGCGATGTTGTACAGTTAGTCCTGCGGCTATGTTAGCAAATATTATACTTTTTTCTATGTCGTTTGTAAAGAGATATTGGGCAGTCAGTGCAGATAGGAAGGTATCTCCACATCCGCATACATCCATAACTTCAACTGACTTAGTGCTGTATGTAGTGTCGATGTGTCCAATTCTTTTGAGCAGTGCGCCATCGCCGCCTAGTGTGACAATTAAGTTTTGCGGAATAGAGTATCTGTTCTTGTATTCTAGTTCGTTAATCTTAACATAGACATGTGGCGCTCCAAATCTTGATAAATCTTGTTTCTTAGTATCAATAAAAACAGGACATTTTACCGATCTTATAATTGTTTCAATATGCTCGTAGGTTAAGAACCCTTTGTTATAGTCTGAAATTACAACAACATCGTACTGATCAATAGGAAGGGAAGTATTGCCGCTCCACGACACAATCTCAGGTTCAGTATCAACTCGGAGCATGTGTTGTCCTGATCGTTTGTCAATATATCTTGTCTTAATGATTTCTTGATTGTTAGTTATAAAATCAACTTCTATTCCTAAATTTTCAAAATTCTTTTTAACATTGGATGCCATGCCTGGTACAGTTTCTGTTTCTACAATTTTAATCACAGGCACCGGCGCTTCGGGACTTAATCTATCTATAGTCCCTATTTTGTATTCATCAATGCAACTATCACCGATCAGTAATACGTTGAATGATTTTTGTGGTTGAGTATTGTTCGACAAGTTCATAAAATTTTATCTCTTTGCAAAGGTGTTCACCTACAATGGGTTTATATTCATAATCACTACCTTTGACCATTATGTCTGGTTGATATACTTCTAATATATATTCTAGTTCTGCTTCGTCTGCAAAATGCCAAACTTTATCAACACATTTTAAACTTTGTAGCATAAATGCTCGATCAGTTTGATTGTTAATGGGACGTTCAGGTCCTTTTAGTTGTGTTACTCTAGAGTCAGTGTCAATGCAAACAAGCAAATGATCTCCTAGACTCTTTGCATATTCTAACATTTCGATATGGCCTCTATGTAGGATATCAAATGTACCATTGACTACAATTTTCATGTTATATTAAAATGTTTTTGTAAACGTGTTAAGTCTGCACAAGTATATTTTTGATATTGTTTCTTAACACTATCGGGCATAGGTATATATTCAACCTTAGCACCGTGCTTGTCGGCTATCATCCTTGCTACACTTTCAAACGAGGTAGCACGACCTGTACCGATATTCCATACACCCGATTCACTCACGCCCCAGAATCGTTGATGTACATCTACAATTTTTTCAACTGGCACAAAGTCTCTCAAGTATTTGTCCGAGTCCTCAAATATTTTAATGACACCAGTTTCTTTGGCCTGCTTCTCAAATTTATAGTAAGGACTGGCTTGGTCACCTTTATGATCTTCGTGGGGACCATATACATTAAAATATCTAAATCCCTGTACAAATATATTCCAGTCTGTTGATATTTTCATAGCAAATCTTTCAAACAACCATTTGCTCCATGCATAAGGACTCATAGGTTGAACAGGAGCATCTTCTGCAAAGTCTGTTCCTAAACCATAAATGCTTGCACTGCTGGCAAATTGAAAATTTACATTATGTGTGTGACATTGCATTAGTAACCAACGACTAAAATCGTAGTTCTGTTCTATAACTTTTTCTACATTTGTTTCGGTTGTAGAACTAATTGCTCCTAGGTGAATTACCCAGTCGTAGCCACGCACGTCTGGGATTACATCACCCCATTCATAACATTTTAAAGTGTGACCACCTTCCTCTAATGCATTGACCATATTTTGGCCAATGAACCCTTTATGACCAGTTACAATAACTTTCACTTTTGACTATCGCCTTTTGCAACACGATAGTTGTCTTCAACTGAATCAGGTGTACTCACTTCAATAAGTGCGCCTTCTTCTAGACAAATTACTTGATGTGGGAACAACGGCGGATTATGCCATGTATCGCCTTCTTTAATTTCATTTTCATGTTGACTCGCATCCTTAGTATCAATCCATTTAACAAGAAACTTTCCGCTTAGTACAAACCAAGTCTCATCTTTTTCTTGATGAAAATGCATACTAAACTTTGCATCTTTATTAAACTTTAACACTTTACCGCAATACTTGTCGTTGGTTGCAAAAATAAATTCATGCCCCCAACCTTTTTCAACAAAGCCTTCTAATCTTGTCATTCTGGTAACCTACTAAATCTTTGTAAGAAACTCTCTAAGTAACAACTATATTCCCCAGGGGTTTCTTTATTTTTGTCGTCTCTATAATGCACCCAAGTATAACCTTCGATTGTGATTACATCGAGTACAAGGAAGCGTTCTCCTTGGCCAGCACACCAACGTGATCCGCGTGTTACTGCTTTCATAATTCACCACTTTCTGCTAATTTTAACATTAGGCTGTACTGTTCGTATGCCTTTTTTACTGCTGGATATTTGT